TGGTCTATAGCTGGGTAACTGAGGCAGCGGTAGAAAGGCGCCAAGGTAAAACGGGTGCCGACTATAATAAATTTATAGGTAAAGGCGAGCTAACGGTAACACCGGGTAACGTAACGGACTATAAATATATTAGCGAGGCTATTTACGAAGCTGCGGAGATGTTCAATATAAAGGCGATCGCTTACGATAGATGGAACTCTAGCAGTTTAATAGCGGAGCTTGCAGAGGAGGGCCTACCGGTAGAGCCATACGGCCAAGGCTTCGCTAGTATGAGCCCAGCGGTTAAGCAGTTAGAGATATGGATAAGGAGCAACCAAATAGCCCACACGGGTAGCAACCTGCTAAGGTGGTGCGTAAGTAACGTGCAAGCTAAAACGGATCCGGCAGGAAATTTAAAGTTTGATAAAAGCAAAAGCTCCGATAAGATCGACGTCGCGCAAGCTTGGGCCATTGCGGTAGGTATATGGCTTACGAAGCATAGGAGCGACGATAACGACGGCAGTATATACGAAGACCGCGACCTTATTATACTGTAATGACTGTAGAAGAAGCTAAAAAGCTAACTTTTTTTTTAATAGATAAAAATATTCACGCTTGGCCCCAGCTCACTAGGGGCGGGGCCTGCGTAAATATTTTAGTAGAAGGTGAATGCTACCAGCTAAATAAAAATGAAAGTTTTTACGGGAAAGTTTGCATAAATAGAAAATAGCCGTATATTTGAAGTGTCAAACAACAACAACTAAAAAACACTACAAAGATGAGCACTAAAGTAAACTTCACTTCTTACGGCGTACAATTTAAGAACATCGAAATTAACGGCGATACTTACGAGAAAGGCGTAAGCTACTACACAACTGGCCGCGGTCGTAATTCATTAGTAAAGCAATATGTAAAAGCTTTATACGGTGTTAAGTGTAGCGTAAATACAAACAGCTTCCGCAGTATAAATATAGATATTAAAGCAGAAGATATACCGGCAGACCTTCACGCCACAGCTAAAGCAGATCTTAAAAAAGTATTTTCTAGCGGTACTTATAACGCTATGGAAGATTACCACGACTACAAAGCTGTAGAGATTGAAAAGGAGCACGGTATAGACTGCTCAGTAAACTTTTTAAAAGTAAGCTTCGTATAAATAAGAGAGCCCCGGAAGGGGCTTTTTTATTACCCCTAAAAAATAAATGAAAATAAATACGTGTTTATTTGCATAGATATAAAATAGCTGTATCTTTACACCAGTAATAACAACAAACACTACTACCAAATGGAAATGCAAATAATACTAAATACAAAGGTTAGCCTAAAAGCAAACGGAGAGTACCACTACGAAGATGTTATATATACTTTTCACCAAGCTGGTAAATTTAGAAACTGGTACTGTATGTATAAAAGCCCTAAAACCCACGATACAGTAGTAAGAGAATACAAAAGCGAAGCATCGGCTAAGGCAGCACAAAAAAGAATGCTTAAGCAGGGCGGCGTAGTAAGAGATCAGTACTAAGAATAAGAGAGCCCCAGCCGGGGCTTTTTTTATGCCCTAAAAATAAATATGAAAAAAAACCGCATTTTATTTGCAGGGGAAAGAAAAGGCCGTATATTTACACCAGTAATAACAACAAAGGCAAACAAGATGACTACTACTAAACTAAGAAAAGGCGAATACACAGCGACGGTAAACGGTAAAACCTATAAAATCGAGCACGATAACTTTGAAGGAGATAACGGCTGGAACCTTTATAACGAGGACTACGAATGGTGCGGCAGCGCTGACACTAAAAAGAAACTAGTACAAGCGTTAAAAAATTTATAATGCAAGACTGGCAAAAGCAGATACTATATAAAGAGCGCTTTATGAAAATTAAAAGAGTAATACAATACGCCGGCGCTGAGATCTTAGAGACCCAGCCCGGCTTATTTACCGCCCTCCCGAATACCCCGAGCTTCTACGGAAGCCGCAAGTTTAACAGCTTAGAAAAAGCTAAATTTTATTTAAAGCAATGGCAAAGAAAGTAATGACCCCCGAAGATAGAGAGCACCGTAATATAGCTTTAGCGCTTGGCGCTGGCTTGTTAGGCTTTCCAGTATTAACCTTAGTATTTAAGCTGTTTGCTTTTGTACAGTTTATAGCTTTTGGTTATGTTAGCTAATGATATAGAGTACTATTGCCAAAGCTGCGGAACGTATACCGCCAGCTTAAGTAATATAACTGCGCTGCAAATTTGCGACCCCTGCGCCGCAGGATCCGAACAAGAACAAGAAGAGACCATTTTATTTATATGAGAATTATTTTAGTAGAGCATAAGAGCTCTAGAAAGGTAGAAGGGTATAGAACCCTTACCAAAGCCTGCAAGGCCTTAGACATCAACTACAGTACTATTACTAAGATTATAAACGGTAACTGCAACTACTACGAAAACGAAAAGCTAAAGCTTACGCGCCTACCTATACAATAAAAAAGCTAAGTAAGCAAGGAAATAAAAAAGTTTTTTGTATATTTGCCTAAAGTATATACTCTAGGCTTTGGCAGAAAATAACAATAGCGGGCTATTTGCTCGCCTTTTTAGAAGCTCCCCCGAAAACCCCAGTACGAGTTTAAGTAACCCGGCTGCGTGGCTTACGGGGCTTTTTGGTACTAGTAAGACGGGAGTACAAGTAAGCGAAGATAACGCGCTTACTTTTAGCGCTGTTTATGCAGCCGTAAGGATCATTAGCGAAACTATAGCTAGTATACCTTTAAACGTCTACCAAGCGGACGGGGAAACCCGCGTAAAAGCTGTAGGCCATCCAGTACAAGACTTACTAGCGAAAGCACCTAATAGCGTAAGCTCTACCTTTACCTTCCGCGAGGCTATGGCCTCTAATTTGGTTTTGCACGGTAACGCCTACGCTAAGATAGAGATGAACGCAGCAGGACGTCCTACGGCGCTTATACCTTTGAACCCTATGAAGGTCGAGGTAAAAGTAGTAGACGGCGAGAAGGTCTACGTATTCGATGAAAAGCACACGTACCTAGATTATGAGATGCTCCACTTTGTAGGGCTAAGCTTTAACGGTTTAGTAGGAAAGAGCCCGCTTTCAATGGCACGCGAAGCCGTAGCTATTGGCCTAGCGGCCCAAGAGTACGGCGCGCGTTTCTATTCTAACGGTGCGAACGCCGGCGGAGTTATTACAGCTCCTGGCCGATTAAATACTGAAGTAGTTAAAAGGCTACGCGAAAGCTGGAACCGTGCCCAATCGGGTTTAAGCTCTAGCCACTCTACGGCGATACTCGAGGAGGGTATGAAGTACGAGAAAATCGGACTAGATCCGGAGGCGGCCCAGTTCTTACAGTCTCGTAAATTCCAAGTAAACGAAATAGCTAGAATCTTTAGAATACCTCCGAGCTACTTAGCAGACCTAGAGAATAGCTCTACGCGTGCTAATACGGAACAGCAGGCTATACAGTTCGTTAGGGACTGTATAACGCCTTACGTCCGCCGTATGGAGGTAGAGCTAAACCGTAAGCTATTTAGAGAAGACGAGCCCAACCTTTACGCTTACTTCACTATGGAGGGGCTAATGAGGGGAGACCAAAAGGCTAGATATGAAGCTTACGCCGTGGCGCGTAACTGGGGCTGGCTTTCGGTAAACGATATTAGAGACCTAGAGAACCTTAACCCGGTAGAGGGTGGGGACATTTACCTACAGCCTCTTAATATGCAGAGAGCAGGCGAAGACGACACTAACGTAGACGTCGACTAATGCCCTGGACTGACTACCCACAAGCTGCAACGGATCACGCTAAGCGAGCGTTAAAGATTCGCGAGGAAGAAGGTACCGACTGCGGCACGCCGGTAGGCTGGGAATCCGCTAGGATCTTAGCCAATAAAGAGGCAGTAACTGAGCAGCGCCTACCCCGTATTTATAGCTTCCTAAGTAGAGCTAAGACTTACGACCAGGGCAGCTTTAAAGACGAGGACGGTAAGCAGATCTGCGGAAGTATAATGTACGCGGCCTGGGGTGGTGATGAAATGCACCGCTGGGCGGAAAGAACCTTAGAGAATATGGAAGAAGAAAAAAGCCTGCGCCACATTAAAAGCGTAGAAGAAACAGCTACCGAGATAATTATAACCTACGGCAAAGCTGAGGAAGTAGAAGAGGCTGGCTACGATAAAGAAGACGACCGCGCAGCGGCAGGATCTTTAAGCGTAGGGGACTTCGTGAGCTGGGACAGCTCCGGCGGTAGAAGCCAAGGCGTAGTAAAAGAGATTACTACGGACGGCCAAATAGAAGCAGACAGCGGCTTTAAAGTAAACGGCACGGCAGAAGATCCAGCGGCCCTTATTAGCGTTTACGATTACGATAGCGAAGAGGGCGCTTTTATGGAGCGTAAACCGCCTTTAAGAGTAGCGCACTTATTCAGCACCTTAACAAAGGTAAACGGTGCAGAGGTACGCAGCCTTAACGAAATAGTAGAGCAGAGAGCTTACGACGGGGAAATAAAAGCAGCTGAAGAAAGCCGCACCGTAGAAGGCTACGCTAGCGTCTTTAATTCAATGAGTGAAGACCTAGGCTTTAGAGAGGTTATACTACCCGGAGCTTTTAGGGACGTGTTAGATAACGACGTAAGAGCATTATATAACCACGATAGTAACTATTTACTAGCGCGCACAACTTCGGGAACCCTAGAGCTTAAGGAAGACGACAAAGGACTTTATTACCGTTTCGAGATGCCTAACACCTCTTACGGTAACGATATGCTAGAGCTATTTAGACGCGGCGACTTAACGCAGTCTAGCTTTGGCTTTACAGTAGAGAAGGATAACTGGCGTATGGAAGACGGCCAGCAAGTAAGATACATAGAGAGGGTAGGCTCTTTATTCGATGTAAGCCCGGTAGTTTACCCGGCGTACAGTCAAGCCTCTAGCGGACTACGCAGCGCAGAGCCGAAAGGCGAAAGCGAAGCGGAGGAAGCAAGAGAGACCCCTACCGAGGAATTAAATTATAATTTACACAACGCTTTAATTAAACTAGCTAAAGATGAATGCTAAACAAATGCGCGAAAAGCGCGGCGCTCTAGTAGAGCAAATGCAGGGAATGGTAGCAGCTGCAAAAGCTGAAGACCGTAACCTATCTAACGAGGAAAACGAAAAATTTGATGCAATCTCTAACGAAGTAGACGAGCTCCGCTCTGCTGCTGCTCGTATCGAGCGCTCGGAAGAATTGAAGAAAGAAATGGCTGCTAAAGCTGAGGTACGCGACAACGCACCTGCTGCTAAAGTAGAAGCTCGCGACGCGTTTAACGCTTACTTACGTAAGGGTATGAACGGTATTAATTCAGCAGAGGCTCGCGCACTCGCTGAGTTACGCGGATCCGATACGCAAATCACCACAAACGACGGGCTCGGGGGCTTCCTTGTACCGGAAAACTGGAGCGACTTCGTAAGCGCTACTGAGTTATTTAAGTCGGACATCGAGCAAGTAGCTACAGTTATTCGCACGGCTAACGGTCAGCACTTCAATTTACCTGCCAACGATGACACGGCCGTAGTCGCCGCTATCTTAGGGGAGGGCACAGCTGAGAGCGTTTCGGATATGACCTTTACTAACGTGAAGTTCGAGCCGTTTACTTACTCTTCTAAAATTGTAAAAGTATCTAACCAATTGATTAGCGATAACGCTTTTGATTTGGGCAGCTTCGTAGGTGGCCAATTAGCTAACCGTTTGAAGCGTGGTATTAACGCGCACCTAACTACTGGTGATGCTTCTAGCAAGCCGCAGGGTATTGTAACGGGTTCTACTGCTGGTAAAACTGCTGCTTCTGCTACAGCTGTAACAGTTAGCGAAGTAATGGACTTATTCTACTCAGTAGATGCTTCTTACCGTAACGCTCCTGGCGCTGCGTTTATGATGAATTCTGCAACCGCCAAAGCTGTGAGAGTCCTAGGTTTCGGGAGCTCAAACGATTTTCCCGCCTATGTGCCAGGGATGACCGTAGGAGAGCCGGATATGTTATTCGGTAAGCCGGTATACATTAACGAAGATATGGACGGTATCGCTACTGGTAACAAGTCTATTATCTTTGGTGATCTTAAGCAGTACTACGTTCACGAAGCGGGCGGCGTACAGTTACTACGTCTTTCTGAGCGTTTCGCAGATGCCCTCTCGACGGGCTACATCGCCTATCGCCGTGTAGACGGTAACGTACTACAAGGCTCAGCGATTAAGCACTTAGTACAAGCGTAAGCTTGAGCAGCTAATGAAGGTTATATTTAACCAAGCTATAGCAGGGGCAGACTTCTACTACACCTCCGGGCAAGTAGTAGAGCTGCCCTCTGCGGCTGCTGCTGAGTTTTTAAATGCTGGCTTCTGCGAAGTAGTAGAGGAGAAGAAAGCAGAGAAAGTAGAGAGAGCAGTAAGCAAGAAGAGCACTAAAAGAACAACCCGAAAAGCTAAGTAATGAGCTACAGTATAATTACCCCAGCAACTTTAAAAGCTTTGACCGTACAAGAGGTTAAAGATTATTTGCGCGTAGATAGCGACGCAGAGGACACCCTGCTAGGGGTACTTATAGACGCTTCTACACAAATGGCCGAGAGCTATTTAGGGAGGTTTCTTTTAACGACCGTTATAGAGGAGTTCTACGATTTTTTCCCCGTATATAAAACGGGCGTAGATCCTTTCCACGGCGACCGAAATATAATTTATTTAAGCCGCGGCCCAGTGCAAGCGGTAGCTAGCGTTAAGTATATAGACGGCAACGGCAACGAGCAGACCGTAACAGCTAGCGACTACCGCACGGATTTAGTAAGCGAGCCCTCGCGCATTATGCCAAACGAAGGCTGGCTAGGTACTAAGGACACGGTAAACGCTGTTATAATTCGCTATACCTGCGGCTATACTCAAGCCTCGGACGTACCGGCAAATATAAAAATGGCTATGCTTTTAATGATTGGCGAAATGTACGAGAAGAGAGTAGACAGCGTACACCGCTTACCTACAGCTTCCGAGTACTTGCTTAACCCTTATAGAGTTTTCCGCTTTGATTGATCCGGGTAAACTAGATAGAAGGATTACCTTACAAAGTGCGAGCGTAAGTACGGACGGCTTCGGCCAGGCTGTACGCACGTATAGCACCTTAGCGCAGGTATGGGCTAAAGTAGATTACCGAGGAACCCCTAAAGAGGGGGAAGATACCGAGAAGCTAACGAGCTTAAATAAGGTACGCTTTACGGTACGCTACCGCAGCGACGTAGACGCCACAGTAAAGATAAGCTGGGGCGGTAAGACTTACGAAATCGAAGGCGTAAGCTTAGAGGGTAGAGAGCGCTACCTTATTATAGATACTGTACTAAGGGACTAATGGCTGTAACGGGTACTAAAAGCGGAGGCTTTTTAAACGCTAAAAAAGAGGGTATTTACTTTGAAGTAGACGGCCTAGAAAAAGCGCTAAAGAAACTAGAGAAGCTTAAAGAGATAGACCGTAAGAAAGCTAGACAGTTTAAGGCGGGTATAAAAAGAGCTGCTAGGCCTTTAGTAAAAAGTGTTAAAGCTAGTATAAAAGACAGTAACCGAAACGACGAAGGTAAAAAGGTGCGTAAGGGTTATAACGATACTGGCGAAATAACAACAAAGAAGAAGGTAAAAGAAGTTAATTATAAACCGGGTAACCTTCGCAGGTCTATAGGTTTTGTACCTTCAAGAATGAAGGGAGCGCTAGTAGGTTACGTAGGTGCTCGCTTTGGTAGTAAAGCAGGTAAGACCTTCGACGGGTATTACGCAGCTATAGTAAACTACGGACTAAAAAGAGGTCGCGCTAAGGCACCTACAAAAAACACGCGTAACGTGGACTACGCGCTAAAAGGACACCAAAAAGCAAAAGCGGTAACGCAGCAGCTTTTATATAAAGAAGTACAAAACATTATAAATAAGAGCTTATACGAGCTCAGTAGATAATGAACGAAGGAAAAGCTATTTACTCTATACTTACCAGCGACAGCGACGTAAACGCTATCGTAGGTACTCGCGTTTATCCGCAAATAGCAGCCCAAGAGGCCGCCTTTCCTTTTGTTGTATATGTATTACAAAATGTAGACCCTAGCGACACTAAGAGCGGGGTAAGTACTTTAGACGAGGTACGCTACGACATTATAGTAGCTAGCGAAAACTACGCAGAGGCTAGCGATTTAACGGGTAAAATACGAACCGCTTTAGATCGTTACAGCGGAACCGTAGCGGGTGTAGTTATTGATTCTATACAGTTTATAGACTTAGACGTAAATAACGACCCAGGAACGGAAACCTACCTAACGAATACAGAGTATATAATAAGAGTTAAGCGATGAAAATAACACTAACAAAAAAAGTAACACTACCCCACGGAAAAAAGGTAGACAAAGGTCTAACTTTAGAGGTAGTAAATGAATACGGCCTAGAGCTTATAGAAGCTGGTAAGGCTGTAGAATTTGGGGCCGAGGCTCCCGTAATAATTGAAGAACAAATAAATAATCTAGATTAAAAATGGCAACTACCGGAATTATGAACGGAACCCTCTTAGGGGTATACGTAGGAAGCACTCTAATAGCTCACGCTACTGAGGGCTCTATCTCTTTATCAATGGACACGCGCGACGCGACCAGTAAAAGCTCTAGCGGTACTCGCGACTTATTAGAGGCTACAAAGTCGGGTACTATCTCAGTATCTGCGCTTTACGCTGAAGATGCAGCTTACGGCGTCGATGACCTTATGACATCTTGGGCGGCACGTACAGCGATCGTAGTTAAATTCTCTACCGAGGTAACGGGCGACCATTTTTGGTCTGCTTCTGCCTATATAACTTCGTTAGAGGTTAGCGCAGGTATGGAAGATAACGTAACGTACTCTGCTACATTCGAGCTTACGGGCGCGATTACTTACAGCAATAACTAATAGTACAACACAAACACTTAAAGCAAATGGTTAAACACGTAGAAATAGGAGGAGTAAGCAGGCCGGTTAAATTCGGTTTCGCTGCCCTTATGGAATTTACCGAAGAGAACGGCTATACTATGGCTGACCTAGATAAATTAGGCGAGAATATGAAACTTAAGGACGCGCTCTTTTTAGTGTGGTGTGGATTGAAGCACGGCGCTAGAGTAGAAAAGCAACCTTATAAACATACGATCGAAGATATAGCAGACTGGCTAGACGAAAAGCCCGAAGCTATGGAGCAGGTACTAAACGTGTTTAGCTCTAGCTTTAATTCCTCGGAAGAGGAAAAAAAGTAAACGGGGCGCCGGGTGAAGGCCCGGCAGCCCCTTTAACTTTTGACTATTACCAGGAGCTAGCTTTAGGGCAGCTTAGCTGGACGCCGGCGACCTTCTACGAAGCGACGCCTAGAGAGTTAGAGAACGCCCTTAAGGGCTTCTTTAATTTATACGAAGTAGGCCAGCAGCAAAGCTGGGAGCGTGAGAGGTGGAGTACTACGGTACTGGTAAACCTACAGCTACCAAAAAACAAAAAAGTAAAAGCTACGGATTTAGTCCGCTTCCCTTGGGAAAATAAACACAAAGGCCCAAAGCTAACAAAACAAGAAGCTAAAGCAATACTAGCAAAATGGCAAAAAGGACAATAGCGAGTACTAACATTAGCATAGGTGCAAACCTTAGCGGCCTCCAGCGAGGCCTTAAGATAGCACAGCGCAGCCTCCGTAAGTTCGGAGGGCAGGCTAAGCGTATAGGTAGTAATATTACGAGTAGTGTTACCCTACCCTTTGCCGCTGCGGGTGCTGCTGGCGTTAAGATGGCTACCGACCTAGAGAGCAGTTTTAGCAAGATAGAGAACCTCGTAGGTATTACGGGTAAGGCTCTAGACGATTTTAAGACCTCGGTAAGAAACGTAAGTAGCGAAACTGGTAAGAGCCAGCAGGAGCTAAGCGAGGCACTCTTTACGGTTAGCTCCGCAGGTTTACGCGGCGCTGAAGCTACGGAAGTTTTAGAGAGATCCGCGAAAGCCTCAGCTATTGGCTTAGGAGATACGCAGCAAATAGCGCAAGCCCTTACCGGGGTTATGCAGGCTTACGGCAAATCGGGAATGACGGCAGCGCAAGCGACCGACACTTTAACCGCTATCGTAAGAGAAGGTAACCTAGAGGCGGAAGCTTTAGCCCCTACCCTTGGTAGGGTAGTAGGTATAGCTTCACAGCTTGGCGTAAGCTTTGAAGAGGTAGGCGCTAATATCGCAACCTTTACCCGTTTAGGTGTACCAGCCGAGGAGGCCGTAGTAGGTTTACGCGGTATTATGGCTAGCTTCTTAAAGCCTACAGCTGACGCTAAAAACGCTCTAGCTACTTTAGGAATGACTGCGGAAGACCTCCGTAACCAAGTAAGCGAGGAAGGTTTACAAGCTACCCTAGCTAATTTAATGACCGCCTTTGAAGGTAACGACGAGGCACTTACTAGCGTCTTCGGGAACGTCCGCGCGCTATCTGCTGTACTCGGTACAGCTGGAGCGCAGGGCGAGACCTACGCCGCTGTACTAGATAATATCAGTAATAGTACTGGTATAGTAGATGAGGGCTTCGAGAATGTAAGCCAAACGTCGGGCTTTAAATTCCAGCAAACCTTAAACAGTTTACGTAACGCAGGTATAGAGCTAGGAAACGCTTTACTTCCTTTGGTTACTAAAATAGCCACTTTTGTAACTACAGCTATAAACAGCTTTAGAGATCTCAGCACCGAAACAAAAACCGCTATACTAACCCTTACCGCTATAGTAGCGGCAAGCGGCCCTATTATGAGCGGTATAGGTTTTATAGCTACAGCTATAGGCGCACTACTTAGCCCGGTAGGATTAATTATAGTAGGTATAGCTGCCGCTGGTTTTGCAATGTATAAATTTTGGGATCAAGTTAGGCCCGTTCTTGTAGGTACTATAAACTATTTTATAGACCTCTATAACGAGAGCTCCTTATTTAGGTTAGTTATTCAACTAATTATAGCAAGCTTTAAAAACCTATGGACAGTAGGAAAGGCTTTATTTGATGGATTCGGCCAAAACCTAAAAGGTATAGGCCAGCTATTTTTAGGAGCCTTTACTTTTGATCTAGACAAGATTAAAGAGGGCTTAAATAATATTAAAGACGCCGCAGTAGATACCGTTACCGATATTATAGGAGGCATAAGCGATAATTACAGCGAAGCTATAGAAAACGCTTTCGCACCTAAAGACAAGATAGAGCTAGTAACCGAGGACGGACTACAGCAGGGTATAGACAATATGCTAGATCCTATTAAAAAAGGCTGGGGTAGTCTTAAGGAAATGTTTAGCTTTAAAGGCGGAGCAGGTACTAGCGGAGCAGGTGCTTCTAGTAGTCCAGCAGCCGTTATAGAGGATGCCGGAGACGCGGCAGAAGAAGCAGAGCCTAAAATAAATAAGCTTCAAGCCGCGTTTACTAGCTTAAAAAATAATGTAGACGTAGTAGGCTTAATGGTTAACGAGCTAGGTAACGCCTTCCAAACGATCTTTACCCATCAAATAAACGCAGCTTTAGGAGATACGGAGCAGAGCTTTAAAGAGATGACCAGTAGCGTTATATCGGATTTAAAGCAGCTAGTAATAAAACTCATAGCGGCAGCCGTAGCAGCGGCAGCGCTAGTAGCTTTATTAGCTATGGCAGGAATAGGAGGCTTTAGTATAAAGACCGCTTCCGATTTTGCTACTGGATTTAAAGGAGTATTCGCAGGAATGAGCGGCATAAAACTAGCTAAAGGTGGGTTAGCATTTGGTGAGACTCTCGCTGTGGTCGGCGACAACCCTAACGCTAGAATGGATCCGGAAGTAATAGCCCCACTATCTAAGCTTAAGAATATGATAGGCGGAGCTGGTGGCGGTACCGTAACGGTAGTAGGTAAGCTATCCGGCCAGGACATCTTACTAAGCAGCGAAAAAGCAGGAAGAACACGAAGCAGATATAGAGGGTTTTAAATATGGGGTTAAGGTTATATAGTGAATTTCACAGCTCAACGGATAAGCTTTTTAAAGTAGAGATCCACGACAGCAGCTTTAGCGGAACCGCTGAGGCTTTCACTGTTGCGGGCGATGGGTTTACCTTAAACTACAGCGGAGAGACCGACGACATAGTAAGCCCTATTATAGGCTCTAACTGTACTATAAGCGCGTACAATAATAGCGACGCCTTCGACACGTTTATAAACCTGCTTAACAACTACCAAGAGGAGCGCTTTACAGTTCGTATATACGGGGAAGCGGATAGTATAGAAGACGGTCTAGTAATGAGCTATTACGATACCGAGCTGCCGCCGGATAACGGGTTAGTACTTTACTGGTGTGGTCTTATTATGCAGGATCTAATAACTATAGAAGATACGCATAAGCCCTACGTCTTTAGCATTACAGCTGTAGACGGTATAGGACACCTAGCTAACAAACAGTTTACGAGTATAAGCAACGTAACGCTAGAAAGTTTTATAGAGAGTGCAGCGGACGCTATAGGAATAGATAGCTTATATGCAGACGACGACCTACTGTACGCCACTAGCGTTAATATTTGGGACACTCAGCAAACCTATAGCACCTCTAACGACGTAACCACTTTAACGCGCTTTAGCGCCTTAGTATTTGCAGATAAAGAAGAAGACGGTAGCTATGTATACTCTAGCTATTTAGATGTATTAAAAGAGCTTTGTATAGCCTTTGGCGCTAGGTTCTACCAACGCGAGGGGGTTTACTACTTCGAGCAATACTTAGAGCGTACCGTAACTACTAGAACGGTAAGCGCTTACCATAAGGACGGTACTAAAGCTTTTACTTCTACTGTTAGCGACGACGTAACCCTCGACGGTACAACCGGAGGAGGGGCACGTCTAGCGGGTAACAGCTTTAACTTCTTACCGGCACTAAAAAAAGTACAAGTAAGCTACAACCAGGAGCGCAGTAATAACCTACTAGCTAATAGATTGACCTACACCGGTGCAACGGGTAGGCAGGATTTAGGCTTCGTAGTAGATGACAATAGCGGACAAATCCAAGTAACGGGGCAGCTTATATACCAGCTTACCCATAACGGTAATGCGGGTGCGATAGCCTTAGATTTTTGGCGCCCGGTATGGCGGGTAGAGCTTCGTGTAGAAGACGCGGCAAACCCGGGAACCTTCCACTACCTTAAGAGAAACTTTAACCCTAGTGGGGGACAGCTTTACGGAGCTACAAGCTGGACAACTACACCTAGCTTTTACCACGTAGACGCGGGTACAACAAGAAACGAGGCTAGCGGCGCTTACATAAGTAACACCTTTAGCCTAGTTACTCCGCCTCTACCGGTAGACGGGGACGCGCAGCTAGACGTAAACTACTACCGCGTATACGACGGTTTCAATAACACCGTAAAAGCGGTGCCTACTTACTTTACGGAGACTAACCAAGTAAAGGAAGTTACAGCTACCTACTTTAATGGTAACGGAGGCGTAAGCGATGTTACGGTATTTAGTGCTACGAATACGGACACTAATATAAATAGTAACCTTATTCTAGATTTAGGCGAGTTAAGGGTAAGCGATTCTTTAGGCTTGCAGGGTAGCTTTTACGTATACAACGGCAGCGCCTGGGTACCTTCTACGCAATGGCGCCGAGGGAATAGCGGTAGCTATACGAGCTTACTAAAGCTTTTAACTAATGAAGTACTAGCGCTACATAAGAAACCTATAGAAAGGTACAGCGGCACGATTGTAGGGCCTTACCCGTTCGGGGTAAGGTACAGCTTCGAGAGTGCTTTTTGGCTTCCTATGAGCGGAAGCTATAACGCTAATATGGACGAATGGTCTAGCGAATGGTTTAAGGTTCAAAAGGACTTAAGTAATATTACTATAGACAGTCCAGTAGGTAGCGGCGGCGGTGCTGACTTCGTAGCAAGGGTAAGCGGTCAGCAGGGAACGGACGAGGTAATAAACGGCGTAGACATTACAGTAACTACGAGCGACGTAACCGGTAACCAAACCATAGGCGGTACGCTAGGGGTTACGGGTAACAGTACGTTAGCTGCTACGAGCGTAGGGGAGTTTACTACTACCTCTAGAGTGAACGTAACTATAAACGATATTACCGCAACAGGCGGCGGATCAGAAAATTTATCCGCAAACAAAAACTTTAGCTTCCTTACTTATTCCGGTGAAAACGGAACCTATACTATAACACTACCCGAAGCTGAAGACGGCGTTATACTGCGATTTAAAACGGACGACACTATAGCCGCAAACAAAACAGTAACGATAGCGCCGCAAGCGGGCGGGCGTATTGATGAAGAGGCTAACTATGTATTAAACCGTCCGCTAGATGGCGTTTCATTATTAGGCCGTTCCGGATCTAACAAATGGTATGTAATACAAAAGAAAGAAAAATAAATAAGTACTAAGTTTATACTATATTAAATACTACTAATGAATGAGAAAGGCTCAATTTTTTTACCTGCTACGCAGAGGCCTACTAAGCGGAGGCTTAAACTTAATAAAGGAGGGGTTAGTTATGGCCAGTAAGTTTACTACCCAGGGGCTATCCTTTCCCGTACAAGGCTCAGCCCTATTCAACGGGACGAGTGATTATATAGAGGCTCCACTTTTAAACGATTATAGCGGTTATAATGGCTTAACCTTTTCCGCTTGGATGTATTCGGGTGATTTGACCAACAATAAAACCATCGCGTCAAACTGGGGCGATAATGCAAACTTAAATTTTGGTTGGTTAATTTTTACTGGTCAGTTTGTAGATTACCGCGTTTCTTGGTTGGTATCAGATGACGGAACAAACTACAACCGATTAGATAACGGAACCAACCTAAACGAAAATCAATGGTATTACATTACGTGCGTTTGGGAAGCGGGTGTGGCGAAGATTTACATTGACGGCAGTTTAGATGGAAGCGATTCAACTGGTGTACCTTCATCAATTTACGCAACTGATTTTCCTACAATCATTGGGGCTGATTTTGACGGCCCTAGCGAAACTCCATTCAGAACATTCAACGGCAACCTTGCAAACGTCGCAATATGGAACCGCGCACTTTCAAGCGATGAAATAAACTCTGTGATGTGGAAGCCTTACCAAGCGTTAAACGCTACGGAATCAAACGGACTGCAAGCGTGGTACTCTTTAGACGATATAGCAAGCCCTACGGCATCGCTCGCGACAATGGAGCAACTCGCAACGGATAAAGACGCAACAATCGAAAACAAGGCGGCCATCACGGCGGCCATAAATGCACTAAGCTAATGGCACTAATTGACAAAGCGAGCCTTTTAATGGTGCCAAGCACCTACGAGGCGGGGAAATTATACAACGTACTACCAAGCGGAAACCGCGCACCGGATAGCACCGACCAAAATAGTGGGTACGACCAAACGCGGGCCGATTTTGATTTTGACCGCGGGAGCAATGCGGCGGCCAGTAGAATCAATAGTTTCGGATTGATAGAAAAATATCGGGAAAACTTATTGGTGCAGAGCAACCAGTTTGATACGACTTGGGGGAAAGTAAATATTTCAACAACAAACGGCCAAGAAGGTTACGATGGAACGAACAATGCTTGGAAAATTGAAGGCACTGGAAGCGCGGCATTTTCTTATTTATTACAAAGCGAAAGCAATAATATAGTAAAGACGCGTAGTGTTTACGCAAAGGCTGGTAGTGTATCTTATTTAGGTATTTGGGGAAGTGGTTCAAATTTCGGTTACTTTGATTTATCAAATGGTACCTTGGACAACATCAGCGGTTCAAGCGCAATAACGCATTCTATTACCGATGTAGGAAACGGATGGTATAGATGTGAATTCACTACAACTGGGAGCACCTCATCTTTTTATATAGTTGCATCGGCAAATGCAAACGGAACAAGTTTGAGCACTGGCGATTACATCTACATCCAATCAGCACAACTGGAAAGCGGCCTCGTAGCTACCGAAGTTTTGACCAGCGGAGCGACCACCGGCAAGGCGGGCGTACTCGTCGATTTGCCGCGGATAAATTACGACGCGAACGGGGAAAACGGGTCGCTTCTTTTGGAGCCGAGTCGTCAGCAGTTGTTTAATTATTCCGAATACTTTGGCGATTGGGGCGTTTCTGCTGGAACGCTTACCGCTAATTCCGCAACAAGTCCGGAAGGCGTGAAAAACGCTTATTTATTTACTGAAGATACAACAACGGGTTACCATAGATTCGCTAAAAATTCGGGTGGTTCAAATTCAACCAAGACCTTTAGCGTGTTTGCTAAATGGGCTGGCGGTAGTGGTCGCAAATGGCTGACGATGGACAACGGCCCTATCTGCTATTTTGATTTAGAAAACGGCGTTAAAGGAAACGTTGGCGCAAATTGCACCGCAGATATTGAAGACTATGGAAACGGCTGGTATCGTTGTTATTTTACACATACCAATAGTATAACTGGAACGCTTTACATAGGAAGTTCAAACACAAACGGCGGAGCCGGCAACCATTTAGGAAATGGCGAAAACGCTTTTTATTTGTACGGGGCTCAAGCAGAGGACGGCGCAACCTACGCGAGTTCGTACATCCCGAACCATTCGGGGACGGGCGGAGTTACCCGCGCGGCGGATTCTTGTTCAGTTACGGGCGCGAGTGATGTGATTGGGCAGACGGAGGGGACTTTGTATGCGGAGTTTGAAATAGGAGAAGATAACGCACATTTCTTCTTGTACACAAACACAAGTAATGCTATCTACATTCAAACAAGAATAGGCGATATGTGGAGGGCTTATGTAATAAACGGAGGCGTGTATCAAGTTACAATAACAACGGGGTCAGTTCCTACAAGCGGATTTGTAAAAATGGCTTTTGCATATAAGGAAAATGATTTTGCGTTGTATGCAAATGGAAGTTTGATTGGCTCGGATACATCGGGGAGCGTACCCGCTTGTGATTCATACGACCTTGGACTCGGCCCTTATGGAGCCGGATTTAGTGCAAAGCAAACAAAACAAACCGCCCTATTCAACGAACGATTAAGCAACGCGGAACTTGCAACCCTTACAACTTTATAAGCTATGAAGTACACATTTAGAAAATACGAGTTTACCGACGCGGCGAGCGCACAAAGCGCAATCGACGCGCTCGGCGTTGATGAAGAAAATGGCACACCAACGCACCGCCATACAATCGCAACGCTGGGGCATATCGTAACCACGGCGGCAACCTATGACAAAGAGGGGAAACAATTGAAAGCGGCGGTACTGGCTAAAAAATACTCCGTCGACGTGCTTTGGCGTGATGGCGTGGTAAGTGATTGGAAAGCGAACATCGTTTGGCCCGACCCCGTTGGCGTCCATAGCTTTGGCAATAGCGAGGCAAACGCGGAATACACCGCGACGCTTTACGCACTATTTCCCGACCGCGTGCCGGTTATTGATAACGATTTAAACGACTAAAAAAATGGGCGTAACTACAACTTTAATAAATAAGCCGTTTTCACCCCGCGGCAATGACCAAAGCCCGAAGGGGTACAATAGGGCTTCCCTCTTTAGTGGTAAGGCCTTGGATTTTGACGGGGTGAATGACCGATTAGATGGCGGCAGTATTGATGCTTTAGGTACTGGTGATTTTAGTTATTCGGTGTATTTCAACCCCGATGGATTTTCTTCATATCACGGCCTTTTTGCTATTGGCACAATATATAACTTTGGGTTATTAACACATCAAACAACGGGGCAAGTTTATGCTTATTCAACTACAACTGGAGATATTAATTCGGGTTATTTTTTAAAGGATGGCGAATGGCAACACATCACATTTGTAAAAAGCGGAACAAGCCATAAATTTTATATTAATGGCAAATTGTTTTCGGATATTACCGATACCGAATTTTCAGTATCTGCCGGAAACTATAAGATTGGGCAAATCACATCTTATTTTGCAAATGGGCAGTATTCAAACGCTCGCCTATTCAACACCGCATTAACCGCTGAACAAGTGGCCGACCTATACAACAACCCGGAGAAGGTCGTACCTACTGGAGTAGATAACACCGCTTTAAAGTTATGGCTTCCAATGATGGAAGGCGCGGGAACGACGGCGTACGATGGTAGCGGCAACGGCAACCACGGGACTATCAGTGGTGCCACATACGTTAACGGAATCGGCGCACCAAGTCCGCAGTCGGCGGTGATGGATTGGAATAAGGGGGTTAATGAAACGGCGTATTCCGAAGAGTTTAATTCTTGGACAACAAAAAACGATATTACTATTGTTGACAATGACGCAACCGCGCCCGATGGACAAGAAACCGCGGCAACAATAACCTTTGCCGCAAGTCAAGCGAATGCAAGGGTTCAAGATTTTAAATCGGGTTCTTTTGGATTAGAAAACCAAATTGTTAGCGTATGGGCAAGAGCGACAAGCGGTACCGCTCCATTTCGTTTTAAGTGTTCGCACGGCGGAGTTACCGATTATTTTTCAAATGACCTCACGGCCACAACTGAATGGCAACGCTTTTCATTTAGCCAAACATTTGGCTCAAGTGCTGGAACGGGTGTGTTCTACGGACTATACAACGGCACAGATTTAGCGGCGCGTTCGTTAGAATTTTGGGGCTTTCAATTACAAACGGATGCGTCGGCTTTAACGCCATACGTTCGCACGGGCGCAACCGCCCAAACCTCGGAAGTATTACTCCCGCAAGGCTTAACAACGGGCCGCGATATTACGGGCGTGAATCTATTTGAAAACGTGCGGAAACAAGGCGCGCTCAATCTTGACGGGAATTCGTGGGCAGAGGTTCACGATAATGAAAGCCTTGATATTACGAGTGCGATTACTTTGGAAGCGTGGTACTACAATGATGGAGTAAATGCTACAAAAATTATTCAAGGTAGGTGGTCAAATCAAGTTGATATGTCTTATTTAATGTATCTAAATAATTCAAATCTAATATTTGTAGGACATTCTGGAAGCGGAACATTTGGAGGCAACGCATCCACCACTTCTTTAGCTTCTAATCAATATAGCCACGTTGCAATAACTTACGATAAAAGTTATTTAAAATATTATATAAATGGTTCTTTAGTGGATACATTTACTTTTACCGTATCGTTAAATCCAAACGCAACCGTTGTTTTAGATATTGGCAGAAACGACGGAAGGAGTGGCGTTTATACTGGTTCAAATTACAATGATACACCAATCGCCCAACCGCGCATCTACAACCGCGCTCTTACGGCGGAAGAGGTGCAGCGATCTTATGACAGTAATAAAAATATCTACACAAACAGCTAAAAAATTAATACAATGAGAGGCAATTTATATATATCAGTACCAGCAGGAGACAGCGCTAAAGCGCTTCCTGCTTCTATTACTCGCTACGATTGGGTAGAGAATACCTATAACGAGGAAGGCGAAGTAGAAAGCTCTAACACAGTACACCCTAGCTGGGAAGCTTACGGCGAGAAGTACGCGCCGCAATACGGCGCCCCGGTAAGCGTTACTGTAGGTAAAGCAGAGTATATAGTATACGAGCTTACAGCGAGCTGGAAGGACAGCGAAGTAAGCGCTTTACTAGCGTTAGGAAAGGGAAAGGCGGAGCCTAAGTATACGGTATTTACTGCCGAGGAAGCTAGAGCTTTTATAATTGCTAACACTGAAAGCCAGCTATAAAATGCCTAACGAAATATCCCAGGAAACGGTAGTAGGGTTATCGCTTAAAAGCATAGGGGGTATAGCTGCCGCCGCAGGTACGCTAGCTATAGGCTGGTTTACTTTGCAGGCAGATATAGCAGAGGCTAAAGAATTGCCCGCTCCAGTTATTAGCCGTACGGAGTACGACTTAAAAGACGAGCTTATACGCGAAACTATTATGAATACGCAAAGCGACGTAGAAGACATTAAAAGCCAGCTCGATAAAATAGAGGAGCGTTTATTTGAAATGAAATGAAAACCTTTGTACTAAGTATTTTTTTACTGTATACCTCAACCTTTAGCGACACCCGCTTAAAGGATAGCTGGTCTAAAGGCATAGCTGTAGTGCAGTATAACGCGGAGTTTAATAGATCTAACAGCGTGCCTAACCTTTCTAGGGTTTCGGATGCTAGAATTTTCAACGCTTGGATAGATCAAAAGCCGGAGCTTAAGGAGCTAGGGCGTATAAAATCCGTACCTACTTTAGTATTATATAAAGACGGTATCGAGGTGCGTAGGTGGGAGGCTGGTATTTCTATGAAGCTAGACATAAGCTATAGAGAGGTGCAGCAATACGTAGACGAATTAACCGGAGCCAATAAATTTTAAGATGAGAAAAACCTACCTAATAACTTTCTTTTTATTTGTTAATACTGTAATAGCTCAAACGGCAGTAAAAGACTTCTTTAAGTATTCCACGGTTTATACGAGCGCTTATGCGAGTAACCCTATGTACGCGGAGGAGGTTTATTATACTACCCAGGCCGGCGACTTATTTAACTATACCGAGGACTTCGCCTTCGATTACACCGCGACGCTAGGAATACGTAAGGTAGCTAGGTATAAGTACGAGAATAGACAAAGCAGGTTCTACGATGGGCAGCGAGAAAGTACGACAGCTTTAAGCGCAACGGTAGGAGCTGTTAAGGGGTTCGAGTACTTAGCACAGTACGACCGAGGGAGACAGCAAGGCAGGGACTATAATAACCAGCGCTACTTCTTACGTTACTTAACGAAGTACTTTATATTTAAAGGGGAGTACCAGCACCAAGGCCTAGCACGCTTAGACTATACCCAGGTCGAGACACGCTTACGCCTTCATATTGGGGAGCTGGACTTTTCGGCGGGTATAGCCGGAAGGCTTCACGAGCCGTACGGCTATAACCCTATAGCCGACTTCTTAGCGCATAATCCGTGGTGGGATTTAGTGCGTAATATGGGTTACGAAGATGTTTACTACGGTATCGACTACGATAACGACGACGAAGTAGAGAACTTCGATTGGTACTGGCTCGATCCTAACGGAGAAAAAGTAGCGGACACTGACGAAGACTTTAGACGTTATATTTACCCCGGTATAGTAAACGAGTTTAACCGCCTTAGCATTGATAGCGTCGGGGTTATGAAGTCTATATCTGCTGTACTAGGTGTAGACTATTACCACTACGTAGATAATTTTTGGCTTCATAGCTGGTTTAACTTACTGCCTTACCATATTCACATAGGAGAAAAAGAGGAATTTTCTTATCAAAATTACGTAGACGGTAACCAATGGATAGACCATAGCGGCGGGTTAGTTTTAGGCTGGAAGCTTGGCGCTAGCTGGGGCATATTTTTAGAGAGTGAATATATGCGCTATTGGGATAAAAATATATATAACTTAAGGCTAGGCCTTAACTATCAATTTAGATAAATACTAACTTAGGTAAATGGGTAATAACTGGGAAGACAGCTTTAACGATTTTATTAAAGAAATGGAAGAAGCGGAGCAGCCGGAAGCGTGCACTATTGATAACCCCGACTGCGACAGCTGCGGGAGCTAAAAACTTAAAAAAAATAAACGATATGTTTAGTAGAATATTTGACAACTGGAAGACTAGCGTACTGGGCGCAGTGCTTATGTGCGCTAGCTTTGCTTTTGTGTTATGGGAGAAGGCTACACTAACGGAGGCGGGAGCCTTTCTAGGTGTAGCTTTCGCCCTATTCTTTACGAAGGATCCTAAGCCTAAAGCGTAATGCAAGTAGAGGCCGGGGTACTTCATTTAGAGCATAACGGTATAGAGGTCGAGGCCTCAGTAGTTTGGGACTTAGAGCAGGGCGGCCCTATCTATGCTATGAAGGACGGTAAAATATTTATGAGCCTCACAACCGAAGAGCTAAAGGCCCTCTATGTACTCTACCGAGACATCGAGCTAAAGGGAACTGTAGAAGATGCTTAAATTAAATACAGCCCATTTAAAGGCTTTTCTCTTAGCGTTCTATATGTTACCCTTACTGACGGGGTGTAACGTCATTAGAAACGCTCTAACACCCCTTAAAACGGAAGTAACACTTATAGACACGGTACTAGTAGAAGCTGTTAAGGTCGACACTATTACCGTAACCTTACCGGTAGATACCCTAATTATCGAGACCGAGCGCGTTAGCGCGAGGGTTATTAGATCTTACGACACCATTACTCTAGACGTGGAATGTAAAGCAGACACGGTAGTAGTAACCAATACGGTAGAGCTGCCTACGAAGACCAGGACAGTAACTAGGGTGCCGTGGTGGTTTAAGCCAGCTCTAGTTATTGGGGGGCTCATATTCGCGCTGGCTGTTAGCCGCGCTTTATTTCGCCCTTAACCTTTACCCCTTTCTTTTTTTCTTTGCTAGTTTCTTTTTTTCTTTAGCTGAGTTAACTAACTAACTTAACTAGGGTAGTAGTGGAGCTACCGTAGCTTTAGCTAAAGGTAGCTACGCTACTACTAACTAGTACTAGTATTAATACTAATACTAACTAGGGTAAAAAGCAACAAAGGGATTTATTGTGCAATAGGTTTAAATACTTAATTTAACTTCTCTAGAGCTTTTTTGGTTGGGGTGTATATTCGGGGGCAGAGCTTAAAATAAATGTAAGCGGGAAGCCCTATGTTTACTAGGGCCGGGGCGCGTGAGCGAAAATAAATGCACTTTTTTTACTATACCATTAGGATATATGAAAAGAAAGCCCTTATATTTGTCTCAACAAACAACAACAAAACATAACTACTATGACAACTACTAGAATTTGCAGAGGTGTATACCAATTAGAGTACAAGGGCCACATTATTCAAATAAGCAATGAGGCGGAATGGCTAGAGGGAGATTGTGTATGGCAAATTTACTCGAACACTTTAGACGTAGACTATAACGAGGGTAAGTGGGACACGCTATACAAAACAAAGGGAGAAGCTTTAGAAAGACTTCCGGAGATATTAGAAACTTCAAAGCCTTTTAATTAAATACAAATAGCTTACACTCAACACCCCCCGCCTTAAGCAGTTAGGTTCTTTTGGTTTGGTTTTTAAACGCTGGGGCGGGGGTTTCTTTTAGAACTGTTTAACTTAATATATAACAAAATGCAAA